CATAATTGTTTACATCATTTTCATCATGATCAACTTTAGATGGTAAATAGTTTACGCCTCCTTGATTATATTTAGGTATGGCAGTAGCTAATCCACCTTCGTTTGCATAAAACATATTAGAACCAAATACTTCAGATCTTGAAGGCATTGCATTTGTAACTGGTTCAAAACCTCCCTCTAATTTTTCTGATTGTTCTTTATAAGCTTTTTCATAATCTTCTTCGGTAAAAGGTGGTTCAAAAGGCTCTTCCTCTCCTTGTAACAATGGAGCTACTGATGAAGCTATCAAAACACTTTCTAAAGGTTTATCTTTTGCTTTTTGTAATAACGCACTCAAACCTTTTTTCTCTGGAGTTTTTGGCACTACATTCAAACCTTCTAATGGTCCACCTCTTGAAAAAATAGTCTTACCAAATTTATCTGTGCCAATAGGAGTTCCTGCTGGCATGTTTGCTTTATTTAAAAAACTCGCACCTAAGTTACCCTGTGGAGCTAAGGCAGTTTTTGAACCAAAACCTAAACTTGAAAACGCAGGTTGTTGAAATGAAGCAGGTCCCATACCTGCAGCACCTAATGCATAAGAACCAGTACCAACAATGGCTGCATCTCTTAATGCTCTTTTTGTAGATTTTCCTCTAAGTTTTTGTACGCCAAATGTGGCTAATGCTAATGTAAATGGATCCATATACTAATTTCCTAATTATAGCATATATTACCAAATTACTTAGGCAGTATCAACTCATCGTAAAATCTACCTTGATACTGATGTTCTCCTACATGAACTATTGAATCATTAATATAGGCATGACATTTACCACCTATATCTCTCCATAATTTGCAAAATGAAAAGTCCTCACCAGAAAAAGTCTTTTCCACTGGATCATGATATGTATCAAAAAAATTCCACATATTAGGCTTATCAACATACTTTCCATTTATTATAGTTTTTTGAACAATTTTTTTATCAGGGTATTTTTCTATCATTTTTTCAATGACTCTTCTTTTTATTAACATACACCCAGTTGGAGAATCTGTTACTTCCATTACTCCTTTTTCCACATTAATGTTTTGTGGGTCTGGTACTTTCATTGGGTATGTGTGTAAGCTTCTTCTAATATCATCGGGGTTTTTTATTTTACCATCTTTCATTTTCCTAAACGTCTTATCCCACATTAATGTTTTCAATGGATAAGGAACTGATATTACATCTTTATCAGCTTCTAACATAGAAAAAATAGATTTTGCTTGAAAATAAATATCAGAGTCAATAAATAATAAATGTGTATCATTAGAGTCTAAAAAACCAGCTACACATAAATTTCTTCCTTGTGTTACGAGTGAAGATTTCATTAATTGAAATCTTACTTTTATTTTTTTCTTAAAACATTCTTGTTGAAACTCTAGTAAAGCTTGTGTGTAATGAATGGAAACATCACTATGAACTGGAGTGCCTAAAAATATTTTATGTGGAGATGGTTTTACATCGGTTTTGAAAGCCTCTTTCTTTTTCCATAAAACTTTAGTTGCTTTTTCAAAATCTGATTGTGGCTCTATTCTAGTATCATGTAGGGTTTGATATGTATCTTCATTAATATATTTATCGTTTGGCATTAATAGCTCCTGTAAGAAAGTTAGTCCACTCTGAACCTTTTCTATCCCAACTATAAAATCTTTTAAAAAATTTTTGTTGTTGATCTAAATAATTTTGCATACCATCTTCATGCAAGTATACAGCAGCTGCATCAATAGCATGTGCAAATGATCCTGCTAAAAGTTCATGATTTTTTGTAAAATTGATATACACCGGCCACTCAGAACATGTCTCAGGTAAAGCCCCAAAATTTGTAGTGATAACATGTAAACCAGATGCCAAAGCCTCTAAAGCAGATACACAAAAAGTTTCTTCAAAAATAGAGGGATATACAAATAAATCGTAATTGGTCATATTTTCTAATATGTATTCGTTTGTTTTATAACCTATATAATTAACGTTAGGTAACTCTTCTGCTTGTTTATAAATATCTTTAAAAGCCATTTCATGGCCATCTGCAAATTCACTACCATAAACTTTGCAAGAACTATAAACATCTAAAATTACATTTTCATTTCTTAACATTTGCATAGCTAATAACAAAACATTTAAACCTCTCCAAGGGGTGCAGTGATGAATAATTCTTATTGGATCACCTTTATTATATCGTCTTCTTTTTGGAAAATTATTCGTTCCGTTTTTAATAACTATAGACTTATCTTCTGGAATTGAAAAAAAATATCTAAACTTTTCATAGTTCCAATGACTATTAAATACATACCAATCATATTCATCAAATCTTGTCTTGTCTGTGAAAAAAGGTTGAAGGTTACCTTGGTCGTAAGAATTTTTTTGCCAAAGTATATTTACTTTATTAGGATCTAATGGCACCTTACCTGGTATTGAAGTACATATCTGTACTTTATCCAATAATTCTTTACTAACATATTTTTCTAACAACTCATGTTGTATCTCAGTTGCACCTCTAGCTTCCATTATTTATCCTATTAAAAAAAATATTCAAAGTTAATCTGCCATCTTCAATAGAAGACCCATGATGACCGTACGCCATATGTTTGTAACTTCCAGAATACATTATGTACCTATTTTTTACAAATTTTATATCGTTAATTACATTTTCATTCTCATCATATAGTTTTGTTCCAGAGGAAAGATTTGAGTTAGATAGATATATTAACGCTGAATATTCGTCTGGATCTTTATGTATCCAATCATCAGTTTCATGTTCTTTTAATCTTAAATGTAAAAAAGAATTTATTTGCCAATCACCCCCTTTTAAATATTTTTTTTGCAAAATTAAATTGACTATAAATTCGTGAAGTATTGGACATGAAATACCTAAAAGCTCACTTCTTAAACCTGGCCAAACACCTGGGTTCTCACTAATCTTTTTAATATCATTTATGTTATACAATGGTATTTTTTTAATTTGAGGTAAAATTAAATCCAAGTTTGGAAAAAAATTCTCTTCTTGAGTAAGTTTCATTTTTTTGTAAGTGCTTCGATATTTACTCTAGTTACTTTTATTTCTAAATCTTGTCTAAAATCTTCAGCTACAGTATCTGTATTTGGATCATTTACGTCAGCGTCAAACTCATCTTTACTAGCATAAATTTTTCCTGTCCTTTTATGTTTTATAATTTCTTTGGCTTCTGCTGGTATTTTTGGTATATCGTTCATTTATCTCCCTTGCCTGTTATATTTCTTATAACTTCTTTTTTCTGATTTTGAAAGTCTTTTTTTATGACGACCTGGACGTTTTCTAGGTTTTGGTCTGGGTACGTAATGTACAAATTTTTGTCTAGCCATAATTAATTTTTAGACAAAACTACATTAAAAGAAACAGATATTCTATTCATATTTTCCAAGTGTGGTTTTACCATATGTGATATGTGTGATGAAAAAATTAATAACATATTTTTTTTAGGTTTGATAGTGCAACTAGTAAAAAAATTTGATGTTTTTAAAAATTTAAAATTATTAGATCCTCCTACAGAGGGGTCATTTCTTAAGAACATTATTTCTCCTCCTTCTTTTGGAACAGAAACATAATAAACACCAGAAAAATTACTGTAAGGATGATTATGTGGAATATTAAAATCGTTTTTTTTATTTTCATTTATCCATAAATTATCTAGTCTTATTTTAATATTTTTTAGGTCATACTCTTTTGTTAGTGCAGCTCCAATTTTTTTTACTAAATTTTTACAAATTAATTCATCAGTTATATTTGGAGTTTGAAATCCACCCATATTAGAGGCAATTACTTTATTATTTAATTTTTTTTCATGATCAAGACAATACAAAATTTTTTTTTCTAAATTATAATCTTCATGGTTTTCTATAATAACTTCATCTAAAAAAAGAATTTCTTTAGCCATTCTCTTGTGATCTATCTATTTGTGCGTAACTTATTGCTCCTTGAATTGTATTACTTCCTGTAGCTGCTTGAACTGTTATTGCATCTCCTGCTTCTAAATTTAAACCTTGTGGTGTAGCATTTACTTGAGATTTTGAACCCACCTCATCTCTAAAAAATTCATATTCAGTGCTTGAATCAGAAGAGTCTATTAAATTCATATTAACCAAAATAGCCGAAGAAGCGTCACTGTTTGAACAATAAATACTTTTGACTATTACAGTTGCATCACTAGGGCATGTAAAAACTGTAGTCTTGCCTGTACTAGCTTGTTTGAAACCTTGATTTTTGTATCTAATCGTCATGATAAAAAGTAATTAAATGCATCCTGTTCGTTTTTTAATTCTTGTTGATAAGAAGTGTTTAACTTATCTTGCATGGTTCGTAAAGACTGAGTTACTTGCCTTTGATTTTCTTCAGTATAATTGGGCGTTGGCTCAGGAATTACTATATCTACTCTAGCCATTATCTCATACCATCAGGTTGTACATCTGCTCTAAAAGTTCCATATCTCCAATTTTGATCAGTAGATAAATTTTCAACTTTAAGATTAGCAAATCTAGATCTAGCTCTTGTGTCAATTTTTTCAGTAGAGCTTGAAACCGTAAAAGGTCCGAGAGGCGAGGAACTTTCAGTATTTGATGGAAACCTTCTTAAATTTATTGTTATCTGACAATTACCAGTTAGTAATTTAAAATCTGGTATAAATCTTCTCATGCTCATAAAAAACTGACCATCTCCTCCCTGACTTAAATCAAAATCTCCAGATTGTATAAACGCAGGTATTGCAGTTTTATTTCCTTGAAAGTCAACTTGATTAACTCCTGTTTCGTGAGCATAGTAAGTTGTTGCACCATTTATGTTTGTAACTCCTTGTATTGTCGGAAAAGTGGGAACTCCTGTTGAAGAAAATTCAGTAGCATAAGGAACATCAAAAAGATTAGCATCTGCCCAAGTGGTTCTTGCTAAAGACCCAGTTGTCCAAGTGCCACTTTGGTAATTATATGTTACACATCTATCTACAG